TACAGTTACGCTTCCTAGTTTACAACAACAAGCAGAATCCTTAGTAGATGTACAGAAGTACACGAAGAGAGAACAAACATCACAAGCTATTGACGAAGCGATCAACAAAGAATGGGAGTCGTTAAGTAAAGCTTTAGGTGGTGATGTAGCAGATAGCTTGGCTTCTAAGGCTTTGTGGAACTCAGTCTTGCCAGGAGTAAAAGCCAAGTTAATGTCTCAGTACGAGAAGAATAGGGAGGACTTTGTTGTATCAGCTCAAGGTCAAGATTTGATGGACCAGCTAAGGCAAGCCACAAACACAGGTGCTATTGATACGGTAGGACTAGAGTTACTGGTTGAAAGACGAGAGAAGTTAATGATAGAGCAGGGAATAACCGATCCGGCTACAAGACAGAAAATATTATTAAACGCTTACACAGCACAGGCTGATACATTAATTACAAAAGACAGGTTCAAGGATTCACAAGCGTTCATTACTTCTATGGAGTTAATGAAAGTTAACGGACGACGAGTGTTTGGTTCTGCTGAATCGGTTAAAGCTATAAACGCACTTACAACTAAATTAGAAGAAGCTGAAGCTAAACAAGGAACTGTATCTAAAACTACTAGACAACAAAGACAAGCAGGTCTAGTGAGAGCTTCTTTAATGGGGTTGCACGCTAATGATGTATATGGAGGGCTACTAGAAGAACCACAGATCGACGCTATTAAGGAGTCTTTAATTAATTTAAGCACAGACTTAGCAAACAACCCTAAAGAATTAGATAAAATTGTAGAAGAAATTATAGCTTCTCCTAATTCTGTTAGTGTGTACGAGAATAAGCGTCTTGAGTTAGCTATGAGCCCTGAGTCCTCCGACTTAGCTAAAGATTTAGAATTAGGAAACACAACCCGTTTAGAGACTATACGGAAACAGGTGTTAGAAAAACCTACGCTACCTATAAATCTTGAAGAATCTTACAAGCGGGAACAAGAGGAAGAGTTTGCAGCTTTAGCTGCGGAACAAGTAGAAGAACCTTTGACGTTAAAAAAGTTTTTAGAAACTAAATCTTATGCACCGTGGCCTGAATTAAAAAAATTAGCCATAGAAGCTGAAGAGAGAAGTGCCGTTATAAAATCTCCTTATTACAGAGGATTGAAATCTGAAATAGATAGGATGATAAAAAACGAAACAATATTAGCTTATGAAACCCCAGATGCTGAGGAGAAAAGAAAGATAGAAGAAACCTATTTAGGTGTGACAGGTACTGAATTTAGTATGAGTGCTACTGAGCGTATACAAGCAGCCTTAAGAGATGCAGCACCTAAAGATGATTCTGAAATAGTTCAAATTATAAGTAGAGAAAAAAGAGAGGAAAGGGCCCGCTGGTTGCGAATCGTTAAGGCTGGGAAAGACAGTTATAACATGAGGCCCGAAACAGAGGTCACATCAGAAGGCGAAGTAATTGAAAGAGCCGATCCGGAAACACCTATTAAAGTAATAAGAACTAAAACTCCAAGTGGATTTTTTGAAGATCCTGTGGCTTACCCTTCATTGATGAGAATTAAAAGGGGAGTTCCCGTTGACATGATTGAGCGAAGCGAGATAGAAGCTGATAGGCAAGACATGGAGCAAAAGAAATATTACGACCAGAGAAGATTATCTTACTATAATTTTGGTGTAACGAGATACAGTAGGGAGGAAGTTCAGAAAATAGCTAACGACTTGAAAATGGACACAGATGAAGTAAGGTTGTTTGGTAGTTTTGAGGAATCTGAAATTAAGTTAAACGAGTGGACGAATATATTACTCAAAGACGAAGAAGGTAAAAAACTAACAGCTGAAGAAGAAAAAATAGCTGAAGAGTACATTGATTTAGGTATTAGAAACATAGATGATTTATTGAGGTTCGGAGTTGTTCAGCAAGACTTAATACTTAGACCTAGAAAAGCTTTATAATATGCCAACTTTTGAAGAGTTAAAAAGGAGTAGGTTTGGCGATAGCGTCCCCCTAGAACGGATAGAAGACGATACAACTGTACCTGAAGAAGAAAGACCGCCAGCTCCGTATGCAGAAGGTATTGATGTAACTGTAAACGAGTTACTAGATAAAAACCCAAACATAACATTAGCACCTAAACCAACCACTAGCGAGTTACAAGAGTTTCAAGACGATGAACCGTTAACTAGTGAGCAATGGTTTGGTTATGCTTTAGGAACTACAGTAGAACTTGCTGCTCCGCTTGCTGGAAATCTTGCGTATGTTAAGTGGTTGAATAGAGCTAGAGCGGCTGCAAAAATAACTAGACCGTTAAAAGCAACTCCTTTAGGTATGTTGGGATTTGGGGCTGCCGAGTTAACATTGGGTGCTCTTTCTAATTATGCAAATCAAAAGATTAAGCAACATTACAAGATACAGAAGGGAGATATTAAAATATCGGAACTGATGGCTGCTGGTGTATTCAATGCTAGTCCTGTAGTTAAAGTAATAGATGGTCTTCCTGTATTTAAATTTTTAGAACCAAAAGTAGGTAGCCGTATAGGTGCACGTACGATAATAAAAGACGGGGTTAGAAGAACTTTTGTTAGTGGTGCCGCTATAGGTATTTTAGAATCAACCTTTAGACAGACTGCGTCTATATTATTACAAGAAGATGAAGGACTTGGTTATGAAGAGTTCTTTACTGACTTAGCTGTATCTGGTGGTGTAGGTGGTACACTTAATACTGCTCTTCACGGAGGTGTTGGTTTGTTTAGTTATTGGCGTTCGAAAGGTAAGAGAGGCAGGCAAGAAGCTGTTAAGTTAACTAAGATAATGAACGCTGACATAGTTAGTCAGATAGATAATATAAACAAAGAGATACAAGCCGAAGCGGAATCTGTAGGTTTGTTTACAAATTTCGCAGCAAAGAATGCTAAGATAGCTCAATTAAAGCAAAAAAAGAAACAAACAGAAGAAGCACTAGAATTAACCAAGCAGTTAGAAAAGGAGATACTAGAAGAAAATAATAGGGTGGATAAAGCAGAGGCTGAACCAGAACCTATTAAAGAGCCTGTTAAATTAACGGAAGAAGAGTTAGACGCACCGGATGAGAGGCTTAGGGAAGTTGAAGAAGAGGTCGTAGAGGAACCTAAAACGGTAGAAGAAGCAGTAGTTGAAGCCGAAGCACCTATAGTAGAAGAACCAACGGTAGTAGAAAAGCAAACACAACCTACAGCTAAAGAACCTGAGACCGCCATTGAACCTGAACCTGTTAAGGGACTTGAAACACCCAAACCTAAAGCACCAACCCCTAAGCCTAAACCTTTAAAAAGAGATGGCGTGTTACAAAGCTTAGTTGCTAGAACTAAAGCGGCTTTTTCTAGTGGGGAAGTACCTACAATAGATGTACCTAATTTAGTTCAAGAAAGTAAGAAACTTTATAGAGATTCTATTAGTATATTTAATAGATCAATACATACATTTAGAGAGAGTAAAGATAAAGACATACGAGCTTTAGAAATAGCATTGGATGAAGTGGTGTTTTTACAACAACTCAATCAAAAAGTTGTAGACCCTTTAGATACATTGATGGGGCGGGGTCAGCAGTCTAGTAGACAAGACGCTGCTAAATATGATTATCAAACAGTTTTAAGTGAGCGTGCTGAAGCAGAGCGTGGGGCGTGGGCCGATGTCGAGAAGTCTTTAAGGCAAGCTATAGAAAATGAAGCTGATGTTACTTTATATCAAAACATACAAAACGCTTTAGATGTAAGACCTAGATTTAAAGAGCTAGGCGATCAGTTGGATCGTAAAGCTACAGCTGACTACAAGCGTAAACTTAGAGAGGCTACGGAAAAAGAACCTAAAGAGGTACCCCAAGAACTTATAATATCTAGGTTACAGCAGAAGTTAAGAGAAGCACAACAAGAGTTTGCAGGTCTTAAACCAGAGGCTAAAGCTAAAAAAGCCAGAGAAAAATCTGAGAAAGAAATAGATATACAAAAGAGGTTAGACTTCTACGCCACAGGTAAAAGAGAAGCTAAGCAAATAGCACAAGAAGAGAATCGTTTAGAGACTTACTTAGAGCTGCTTGAAGAAGGAGATATAGCTAAGATTAGACAACAAGTAGGACCAGCACCTGATTGGACTAATAAGAAAGCTGTTGGATCATACTTAGCTACTATTCGGAAAGTAAATAACAAAACAAAGAAGCTGTTACAAAAACAAGTAGTTGAGTCTGACATATCTTTACAAGACCCTAGTAAGGTAGCAAAAGCGGAAGCTAAGAAGAAAGCACGATTACAGAAGAGGTTAAAAGAATTAAGAGCACGAGCTTTTCAGATAGAGAAGATAAGACCAAAAGATAAAGCTGCTAAAGCTGAGGTCAATGCTGAGATAGAAGAATTAGAGAGAACTGTAAAGTTCCACGAAGCTAACGAACGTGATGCTTTAAATTTAGAGAAAGCTTTAAAAGAGCGTGCTAGGTTATTAAAAGTTGAAACAGGACCGTTAGGTGCACAGCGTGCTGAAATAACAAAACCCAAAGGACCAGCTAAAGTCCCTGGAGAATTAGAGAAGGTAAATAAAGATATATCGTTTCTCAAAAGTAATATACGAAGCAGAGTAAAAGAAATAGATAAAGCTGCTTTGGAAATGACTGATGAGTTTCAAGCGGCTAAAGCTGAAAAAGAAATCAATAAACAAATCTCTAAGCTTGATGATGAACTACAAGAATTAAGAGAGAGCTTCGCTAAAGAACCGGTTGAACCAGGCGTTAAGAAACCAGTTGAGAAAGACCCTCGTATTAAAGAGAGGGAGGATAAGATAGCTTACTATAAAGAAGCCAGGCGGCAGATAATAACATTAAAGAAAAAATATGCAGAGAGAGCTAGGTTGCTTGAATTAGAGACTGGACCTCTCGGGGCACAAAGAGCAGAAGTAACACCTAAACCTACTGGTCCTAAAAAATCAGCAGGTATTATAGCTGAGTTAGACGAACAGATCGCTTTTCTTCGTAGGAATATGCGTAAGCGTGTTGATGAGATCGACAGAGCTAGGTTAGAAATGACTCAAGAGTTTCAGGAAACTAAGATGTTAGAAGCTATCAGGAAGAGAAGGGCTGTAGCACAAAAACGTTTAGAAGCTAGAAGAGCTCGTTTCGCGGATGATGATGATTTAGATAGAAGAGCAGCTGAAAGAGAAGGTAGAAATTTAGAAGAAACTGATCCGGTATTGTTAGAGACTAATAAAAAAATAAAGTTTTACGATAAGCTGGAAGCTGAAGCATTAAAGAAAAAAGAATTAAGAGAGCAGTTAGCTAGACAAGCCGAGATGGAGGGGAAGGGTATTGTATCAGAGATACGAGCACACTTAGAACCTAAACCAACTGGCCCAAAAGAAATATCTAGTAACGATGAGTTGAGGCGTAAGATAAGAGAGTCTGACAGTAGAATGCGGGCTTTCCTTAAAGATATAGACGCAACTGTAGATAGTTTTAGAATAGAGCGTATTTACGAAGCAACTAAAAGACAAGCAACACTTGCAGCTCAACGAGATGTAGAAACTAAAGTAGCTAGATTTATTCGACAATGGGCGGACAACCGTGTATTGGGAATGATTCATCAAACCAGTTCTGTTGTAGCTAGTGCTTTAGGTGGTATTTCTAGTTCTTTTAAACAATTCGCTAAACTACTTGCGGAACCTATGGCCGATTTAATGAGCAGTCAAGAGTTTAGAGGTTCTCAATCTAGACGGGCTAAAGAAGCAGCTCTAACTTTTAAAGCTAATTTTTTCGGACTAAAGGAAGGATTGAAGAACTGGAAAGGTACGGGCAGAGCTGTAGCGTTGACTGCTAAAAATTTAGAGGGAGCTACTGGAGCTACTGGTTTGAACAGATTAACTGGTGACATTTCTTTTGGTGATCCTGTTAAATTATTACAAGCAGCCGAAGATCAGGCTAGAAGAAAAAGATTAAGAGGTGAAGAAATAAAAGGAGTTCAACATATATTTGCTAGAATGCCTATAGGTAAAATGGTAAATGAATTTATGAAACTACCTTTGCGTGGTATAATGCCTATTGACGAGCTTTTTAAAAGACAGTTATTAAGAGCTGAGTTAATGTCTGAAGCGTTTAAAGATGCTTACAAAGCTATGCCTAATGACCCCCAAAAAGCAGCTGAATTAGCAGCAGAGATTTACAAAAGAAAGTGGACAACAGATCAGGGTCTTGAAATTTTAAGCCAAGAAGGCGTTAATGCCACAGCTACAGACACTATTAATAAAGAATTGTTAATGGATTCTAATGTAGCAAACTTAGATACTAGTGAGATAGCTACGCCTATCGCTGATAAAATACTCAAGTTCGTTAGGGAATTGAGGGGAGATAAAGAAAGTCAAATGGCTGACGCTCTCATACACTTATTAACTCCTATATTAACCGTAGTAGCAAGAGGTGCTGGAAGGTCCATAAGGGTGGGAGTTCCGCTAATACCTGCCACGCAGGCTCGTGTGCTTAATCCTTATAACTCAAAAATTAAAAAGGTAGAAAGAGATATTGCAAATAAAGACAATCAAATAGGCAATGAAGAAACTACCATGTCCGAAAGGATTGAGCTGCAAAAAAGTAAAGAACAGTTAGAGCAGAAATTAAACGATTTAAAAGGAAGAAGAGTGGCCTATCATAGAGACGCTATAACAGATGCTTTAGTAGGGGGCGGTATGATAGCTTCTGGTATGGGGGCTGGAGCCGCTGGTATAGCTGTAGGAACTTTAGCCTGGATGACACCAGAACAGAAAAAACAATTTGAAAAGGCTAACCCTAAAAACAAAGCAAACACCATTGAGGGTTGGTCGTACAAAGAATTTTTTCCATTATCTATAGGTTTTGCTATAGGTGCTGACATTGCTATGTACACCGAAATGAGGGAGTATACTGACGACGAAGGGGTTCCTCTTTTAAATAAAGAACAATCTATTTTAAATTTAGTTATAAATTCTACCAAAGAGCTATTTAAAGAAGTGCCTGTAGCTGGTGGTATTAAATCTATAGAAAAGCTAGGTAGCGGAGATGATGACCAGATGTATTCAGTCTTAGCTGATTGGTTGTCTTCTTTTATATTTATACCTACATCTCAAATAAGAAAAGTTTTAAAGCTTTATTTTGAAGATGGAAACTTAGAAGAACTTAGAGGTGGTTCTTTTATGGATAGAACTATATACAATACGTTTGGGCATAATCCTACTGGAAATAAAAAGACAGATCATTTTGGTCACGATGAAGTATCTACTAAAACTCCATTAAATACTTTTTTAAGAATGGCTCCAGTTAGAGATGAAGGTTTGAATGAGTTTGATATTATATACAAAAAAGATGTATATGGAGAATTAGTAAAGCCTCCTAAAAATATGCCTACTATTAACAGTCTTGATATGTATAAGTTTAAAGATAATAAAGGAACAACTTTGCACTACAGGTTTTATCAAGAACTTAAAAAGAGTGATTTAGATCAAAAGGTTTTAAATAAAATTAGAAATCGTAACTGGAGGAAAAAATACGAAAAGGGTTCCGAGGGTAGGGGAGGTACTATAGATGAAACTTCCGTTTCCAACCCAGCTTTGCAAGACTTAAACAAAATATTTAATGAAGCATACAAAAAAACCGCTCGTAATATTTTAAAAAACAAAGGCAATAAAGAGGGTACTATATGGTTGGATGAGTTTGTTAGTGAAGATGAAAACGAGGAAGGCACAGCAAAATACAACAAATATGGTCCAAACAAAACATTAAGGCAAGTATTAGACGAAGCTGAAGAACGATCTGTTTTAACAGGTAGACCTATATCTTTCGATGAAGTTCTTAAAAAAGAAAACTTAGACGAACTACTAGATGCTAACCCTCAAATGCAACTCAGTGACTAAGTGCTTGAACTCCTAACTCAATAGTTAATAATATATTATCATGGCAAACACCTATGTAGACTACGAAGCAGATGAAGGGCAAACAGACTTTCTTTTTTCTTTTGACTATCTAGAAGACGAGCATGTAGTAGTTACAGTCAATGGTGTAACGCAGACATTAAACATTCACTTTACTATTGATTTAACTTCTACTAAAAAGATAGTTCTTAGTAATCCAATAACCCCTTTAGTAGGTGGGGAAATAGTACGCATACGGAGAAAGAGCCAGCCGGACACGAACCTTGTAGACTTTGTTAATGGTTCAGTACTTACTGAGAGTGAACTAGATAGAGCATATCTACACAACCGTTATCTTGCTGAGGAGATAGCTGAACTGAATGATGCGTCCCTACAAAAAGAACAAGGTGGTACTGGATGGGATGTAAAGAATGAAAGATTAAAGAATGTAGCAGACCCAGTAGACGCACAAGACGCTGCTACTAAGAACTATGTAGATACACAAGACGCACTACGAGTAAGCAAGAGTGGTGATACAATGTCCGGTGATCTAGCGATGGGCGGGAACAAAGTCACTGGTTTAGGTACGCCTACTGCTGATGCTGATGCTAGTTCAAAAGCTTATGTAGATGCCGTTGTAAGTTCTTCGTTATCTGGTACAGGATTAGTTCCTAGCTTTAATAAATTTACAGGGGATGGTGTTGAACAAAACTTCTCTTTAACATTCTCAACAAACGGTATATCGTCTACTGCTATACTTGTAACCATTAACGGTGCTGTACAAGACCCAGACGATTACACGATTGCAGGAGGTGCAGATGAGATACAGTTCGATACACCCCCACCAAATCTTTCAGAAATTCTTGTTATTGAACGAGGGTTTAAAACTAAAACAGAAATCCCAACCGAGTATGACTGGGGTAGTGTTGTAGGCGATACTGCTATAGCTACTTACACATACGGAAAAATAATATAAAAATATCATCATGGCTATTGAAGTACAAATAAGAAGAGGCACAAGCACTCAAAACTCATCCTTTACTGGAGCAGTTGGGGAACTTGTATACACAACAGACACTAAAGATTTATATGTACACGACGGCTCAAACGCTGGCGGTACTATTGTAGGAGGTGGTGCTGCTAGTATTGCAGATGATTCTATCACTTACGCTAAGATACAAAATGTAGCAGCCAACAATGTACTGTTAGGTAATGACAGTGGTACAGGTCAGGATATACAAGAACTAACTGCTACAGAGGTACTTACGATATTAGGAGTTGAAAGTGGTGCTAATAACTACACCCACCCAAACCATACCGGAGATGTAACAAGTACTGGAGATGGTGCTACTGTTATCGCCACTGACGCTGTTACTACCGCTAAAATAGATGACCTAGCAGTAACTACTGCAAAGATCGCAAACAATGCCGTAACTGATGATAAGCTTGCTACTTCGTTAGACTTCGGTTCAATCGTATAAGACCATGCCTAACATACAAGTAAGACTTAGAAGGGGGTCGGCTACAGACCACGACACTACTTCGGGAGGTTTTACAGGAGCTGAAGGTGAAGTAACTGTAGATACCACAAATGATACATTAAGAGTACACGATGGATCGACTGCTGGTGGTGTAAGATTAGCAAAGTATAGTGAGTTAGGAGCTGGAGGG